CTACAATCACCGTTGGTACTGTCTCTGCTGGCACAGCAGCTGTAACTAACTCGGGCACATCATCAGCTGCAATCTTAGATTTTACATTACAAACAGGCCCAACAGGCCCTAGTGGCCCAACAGGCCCTAGTGGCCCAACAGGTTCCGAAGGGCCAACTGGTCCAAGTGGAATGGCTATTCAAGGAACAGCACCTGTTAGCACTAGCGTTATTTGGGCTGACACTTCAGTAACTGGTGTTGCAGTAGTTCCTACAGGCGGTACAACTGGTCAAATGTTGACTAAAAGTTCCGGTACTGATTATGACACTGCGTGGAGCACTCCAGTTACCTCTTCTGATTTATCCCTAAAAGCAAACCTTGATTCTCCTACTTTTACTGGCATAGTAACAATACCCGCAGGTGCTTCTATATCTGGTTTTGCTACTCTTGCTTCGCCAACTTTTACTGGAACAGTAACGATTCCAGCAGATTCTATAATCTCTTTGCCAAAAATTGACAATTTTAAATTAGGCTATACAACTACAGCAACGGCTGCTGGAACAACTACTCTTACTAATGCTAGTAATAACCAACAGCTATTTACAGGTACTACAACTCAAACTGTAGTAATGCCAGTTGCTAGCACAATGACCGTGGGCACTAGGTATATAATTGAAAATAACAGCACAGGAAATTTAACCGTCAACTCTTCTGGGGGCAACTTAATCGCTACTGTATTCCCTGGAATGAGCATTAGAGTTATTTCAATACTTGCTTCAGGAACAACTGCAGCTTCTTGGGATTCGGAGTATGCTGGCTTTAGTAGTATCACAGGCACGGGGTCAGTTGTAATGTCAGCTTCACCTACTTTGACTGGCACTCCACTTGTTGCGGCAAACTTTAGTCCATCGGCAACAAATACTTATGACCTTGGTACTACATCTTTGCGTTGGCGCAATATTTATACTCAAGACTTACATTTAAGTAATGGCATTGGTGATTATACAATAGTTGAAGGTGAAGAAAGTCTTTATATAGTAAATAATAAAACTAGTAAAAGTTTTAAGTTTGCTTTAATAGAGGTTGACAGTAGCGAAGTTCCAAAGTTATCTGAGACATAAATGAAAATTGTAGTAATTGGTGGTGGCACTGCTGGTTGGTTAGCCGCTCTTATGATTAAGAAGGTTCAAGGCGATAGTCATTCTGTGACCGTAATTGAATCTAGCGACATTGGGATTATAGGTGCTGGAGAGGGAAGCACGGGTCAGCTTGTAGATATTATTCGTGGTATTTCTTGGGACTATGGTTGTAATGAGGCAGACTTCTTTATTGAGACTGGCGCTACAGTAAAATTGGGCATACTTCACAAGGATTGGAAAGAGCTTGGTCACGAATATATTGCTCCTTTAGACGCAACTGCTGTGTCTTCTGTTGGCACCGATTACATAATGATGCATGCAATTATAAACGACTTACCAGTTCATACTGCTAGCACTAATGGATTTATGATTGAAAATAACTTATCATCTTTTTATTGGCAAGACGATAAAATTTTTAGCACCACATCACATGCTTATCATTTTGACGGTCACAAGGTAGGTAAATACTTTAAGAAGGTTTGTGGTGATGATGTTTCTATTATCGATGCAAAAGTTTTAGATATTAATTTAAACCAACTTGGCGAAATAGAATCATTAGTCCTTGACAATGGAATAAACATCGAGGCTGATTTTTTCATAGATGCTTCTGGTTTAAGTCGTTTAATCTCTAAAAAACTTGGGATTAAGTGGGAATCTTATAAAGATAATCTTCCAGTTAATACAGCAATACCTTTCTTACTTCCACAAGAAGAAGTAATTAGACCAGTAACCACTGCATGGGCACAGAAAAATGGTTGGATGTGGATGATCCCAGTAAATGGAAGAAGAGGATGTGGTTATGTATTCGACTCCAACTTCATATCTCCGACTGAGGCTGTCGATGAAATAGAACAAACTCTAGGCATGGAGATTTGTCCTATCAAAACAATAAAGTTTGAGGCTGGTCGTCTTGAAAAACTATGGCACAAAAACTGTTTATTTGTAGGTCTTGCGGGGGCCTTTGCTGAGCCATTAGAAGCAACAAGTATTCACTCAACAATTATTCAGTTAAATAACTTTATTTTCCACTACTTAAAAGACTCAAAAGAAGAGACGGTTAACAGCGGTTCAGAAAGTCGATATAACAAAAAAATGCGTCTTATGTATGACGATTTTAAAGATTTTCTTTCTGTCCATTACGCATCAAAAAGAACAGATTCTGAATTCTGGAAGTGGGTCTCTAGTGGAGGAACGCTGTCTGAAGGGGCAAAAGAAGTATTAGAGATTCAAAGATCCAAACTTCTTTCTACTGGTGACTTTAATCAATACTTTGGTTACGCAGGACCAGCTTTGTATAATTGGGTTCTTTACGGTCTTGGTTTTATAGACAAAAATACGGCAAAACGAGAACTTGACTTCTATAATCAATATGAACTTGGGCACACGGTGTGGAATATTAACAGCGATGCCATGAATGACATGGCATCTAAAATGATAGATAATACTGTTTTTACAAAAAATGTAAAGGAATACGCTGATGGCAATCTATTTTCCAAATAACACAATCACAGAAGTTGCTGCTGGAAAACTCTTGTTCCCTAAAAATATTGTTCAAGTAGTAGAATCAACCATTACGGCAACTCTATCTACAAATAACTGGGCTACACAAAACGAAATAGGCACCGTTTCCATAACACCGACTTCTGCTACGAGTCAGATTTTGGTCTATGTAAATATTGGCTTTCGTGGAGACATCGCTCAGGGGAACTGGTCATTAGGGTATTTTTGGGTAAGAAATAACACGAGAAATGCCGAGCTAACAAGAAGTGGGTGGAATGGTACTTGGCGACATGTTATCTACGATTGGTCTAAAAATTTTTTAGATTCTCCAGCAAGTACTTCTACACAGACTTATAGTTTACGTTGTGGCAACTACCCAACGGGCAACCATACTTTCAATACAGGTACCGCTGGAGACGGAATTTGTATTATTCGTGCTACGGAGTTTGCTGTCTAATGGCTATTAACTTTTCAAACAATAAAACTCTTTCAGAAGTTAGCAATATGATTTCAGCTCCTGGGCGCATTGTTCAAACGGTTCATACTATTAGCAACACTGGAGTAGCGACATCAAGCACTTCTCCAATAACAATTTTTACAAGCAACCCAATCACAATGACTAATGCATCAAATAAATTACTTATTGAGTTTCAATCAGATAACAGATCAAATGACTGGGGTGACGGAGTATGGAATCTTCATTATATGGACATAATTCACGTAGGGACAGGAACTCAACTTTCTTATTCTGGTTATAACGGAGAGCAAACATTTTGCATTCGCGGAATTCATAGAATTGCCGTTCATTCTCCCGGTTCAGTTGGCCCCCATACGTACACGATGCGTGGTTGGTCATACCAAGCAAGCTCTACTACTTTTGTTACTGGTTCAGATGGCTATGTTGCCTACATACGCATATCGGAGATTGCAGTCTAATGGCTATTAATTTTTCAGCAGGAACGGAAATATCAGCTACTGCAAGTGCTATCAATATTCCTGGAAGTGTTGTCCAATTTGTTGATAATACAACAACTGTAAGCGCAAGTTGTACTACTGCAGCATGGGTAGATATTCTTTCAACATCTATTACCACTAGTAAAGCTGGAAATAAAATAATGGTTGAGTACATGTGCAACCACAGAACCGACCAGGGAAACGGTGCATGGTGTTTAGTGTACCATCGCATTCTTTGTAATGGCTCTACGGTCATGTCAAGCGGTCACATGGGTGCTGCCTCTAACCATATTGGTTTTTATGGCCGAACCTTTTTATACACTGCTGCCAGTGTAGGAACATATACTTTTGTTGCTTCTGTGTTGGCCCACCAAGGGACAGCAAACATAGGTACGGCAGCAACTGGCGCAACGAATCAATACCTTCGTCTTTACGAGATAGGAACATAAAATGATTGGAATGAGAAAAGAAATAACTATTTCTTCAGCATTGATGGCTTTGCTACCTAAAGCAATGTGGTCCATCAGAGATAATGATTACGAAAAACTTGAATGGTACAGCGAAGACATTGAAAAGCCGTCCAAAGAAGAACTTGAAGCAAAGGTTGAAGAACTTCGATTAGATGAACCTTATGCTGTTTTAAGAGAAATTAGAGATTGGTATCTCAAAGAGAGTGACTGGACACAGTCAGCAGATGTTCGAGCTATCCGTGGCACCGAGTGGTGTTTCGCATGGGATGCCTATCGTCAAGAACTGCGTGATCTAACAGCAACTTGTACACCTTACTTTGAGGGAGATTCTCCAAGCATTATGGGTGTAACTTTTCCAGAAAAACCAGTATCATAGAAACTAATGTTTATAAAAAAAATCACTTCAGCATTAAAAATTATGTCGTCCACAAAATACTGGACAAAAGTAAACACCATTGAGGCATTGGGGTTTTCTACAAAGATTGCAATCATCTTTCCGGGTCTCTTATTTGAAAAGCAATGGTGGTGGCTTTATATTTTTGCCATTATCTCAAGTGTAAGCCTTATTTGGACTTCTACTAAAAAGACATTGCCAACTATTATTCTTTTTAACGTAGCCTGGATTGCGCTTGCTTCCCTAGCAATTCTTAAGCACTTATGGTAAAAAGTATGGTACTATACGGTTGTTGGTTTCATTAAAAGGAATTTAAATGACAGTTTTAAAAAAATATAACATAAGCACATCACAGTGGGAACCAATTGTTGCGGGCGTTGCTGGTCCAGTAGGTCCAGCAGGTCCAACGGGCCCAGCAGGTCCAACGGGTCCCGCCGGAAGCATTGGTACAGTTACGTTAGACGATCTTAATGATACTGTAATAACAAGTCCCGCAACCGGTCAAGTTTTAAGGTACAACGGAACGAACTGGGTTAACTATAATAATACCATTACTCTTGGTGGAAACTTTACTACCTCAGGAGCATATACAACATCTTTGACTGTAACAGGCACAACGTCTATAACTCTTCCAACGACTGGTACTTTGGCAACGTTAGATGGATCTGAAACTTTAACTAATAAAACCTTTACAAGTCCAATAACTAATACTCCTACCCTGACACTCTCAACTACATCATCTACAACAGACGCTAGAATCTCTTGGGATTCCACTAATAAAAAATTACAAGTTGGCAACGGAACGATATCACTAGATTTTGCTTCTTCTAATGTTATAACCAATGCGCAGACAGCAAGCTATACTCTTGTACTGGCAGATAAAGACAAGTTAGTAGAAGTAAGTAATGCCTCAGCCAATACCTTAACTGTACCCTTGAACTCTTCTGTAGCTTTTCCCGTAGGAACTCAGATTACAATATTGCAAACAGGATCTGGACAAACAACTATTACTGCAACTGTAGGTGTAACAGTAAATGCAACTCCTGGACTTAAGCTTAGAGCTCAATGGTCTTCTGTTACTTTAATTAAGAGAGCTACAGATACATGGGTAGCCCTAGGAGACCTTCAGGCTTAGTCCTTTTTGATACACCAAAAAGTAGTAGAGCACCAACGATAACCACTAGTTATTTCTGTGACTCCATGAGGAAAATCATCATTAGCTGGAAAACAAACAAATAATCCAGGTTCTGGCTTTATTAAAAGATCTTGATTTGGAAAGTATATTTCTCCCCCATCAAAATCGTCATTGTAGTAAAGGACGGAACTAATATCTCTTGATGGATGTCCAGCTCCTGTTTTAAAGCCAACCTTTTCATTTTGAGCCGATCCATGATCAAGATGCACTGGCATTGAATCACCAGTCTTCATCTCTACTACACTAGATAATCCCTCATCATAAACGCTACAATTAAAAGAAGTTTCTATAATATTTTTTATTTTACTATAGTAGACTTCAAGCAAGTTGGGCAACGTTTCACTTCCGTTTCCAGTATATACTCCATATGGAGAATATCCTGTTTCATCAAATATAACTGGGGTATTTTTTAAGTATAATATAATTTTTTCTGAATCTTTTTTATCTAAAATATCTTTTATTATATAAATCTTGTCCATTTTATTTTAATTTTCAGTATCATCTGTTTGATTAACGAAAATCCAGTATCTAGAAAAAATTCTTTGACTAGGAGTAAAACCCCCTTTTACAGCATGAATCATACAGCTTAAATCTACAATTAATAAATCACCATTAGACCATTCCCACCAATTTTGAATATTTACATTATCGTTTACTTGCCTTACATACCAGGCAACAATTTCATTAAATAATTTGATTTCTTTTTTTGATGGACTATCTTTATTTACAGAATAAAGAAAATCTTCATTATTTGGAGAAAGTCTAAGAATTTTTTCATCTTTAATTCTATGATTTTGTATACATTTTCTTGGTAAAAAATATCCACCTTTACCCATTACATCACACGAGTCCAGGAATAATCTCCATTCAACAGGCATTTTGTTATACATATCAATTGCACTTACAAAACCTGTGTTTCCTACCCCTGTTTCACATTTAAAAGACAACATATTCCAAGAAGCTGCTACCTGAGGGTTTTCTTTTTGAACATGCTCTAGATGCCACGGAATAAAAAGTTCATTTTTAGACATTAATTTAATATTTTTATTAAAAGTAAAAGAATGATCTTCGTTGTCTTGTGAGGAAACATAATTGCAATTTAATTTTTTAGCAAATAATTCAGTAATTTTTTTCTGCTCAAAAATATCAAAATGACTTTTCCTAAAACATATTAAACCATATTTTAAAAATAAACTAAAATACTTATCAATATTTTTTTCAATATCATCAAAAGATAAATTATCCATATAAGCCTCTTTAATCATTTATAAAACCTTAGTTATTGTATAAAAAGATGGTGTAGTGTATCTTTCTCCGGAAATAATACACTTTACACCGTGGAGATAATCAATGTCCCCAGGGTGAGCGACCGCTAAGCCTGCTTCTGGTTTTATCATTAAATCATAATCTGGATAGTACAACTCCCCACCTTCAAAATCATCATTATAATAAATTAAAGAATTTATATCGTACGTAGGAAAAGGATTAGGTCTTCCGTCGTTCATCTGCTTATCAGCATGAGGTCTCTGTTCCATGCCAGGACGCCATTTTATTATCACCGGTGGCCTTGTCGAAAGTTCTACTTTAAAAGAATCTTCTAAACATTTTTTCATTTTTTGAATATATTTTTCTATAATATTATAGATGTCAATATTAATTCTATTAAGTATGTCCCAGCTACATTGTCTATCGGACCAATAGGAAGCATCGTATGTGCAAGTTCCATCTTCGGCATATTGGCTTTCTCCTGCATCCATCCATTCAGAAATTGTAGGTAAAAACTTTTGTATAATTTTAAGATCTTCTAACTCAACAAAATTTTTATATATTTTAATGTTGTTAATTTTTTTGCCAAAGTGCCCTGGTTTTATTAGAGATTCATCCATTTTGCTGCTCCAATGTAGCTTGATTTGTCATGTGCTATATGATATATTATACCATAACCAAAAGTTCGATTAGTCTTAAGGAAAAAATGGAAATTTATAATGTAGAAGATCCAAAATTTGGAATAATTTTGTATAGAGACGTAATGTCAGAAGACCTTAATCTTATTAACCGATTAGAGGAAGCTCTAAAAGATAGTGATCATGAATATTTTAAATGGAATACTGCTACGGTTGGATACAATACCCCCATGCCTGACTATAGGGATTGTGTTGATCTAAAAGTTGGTCCAGCCCATTGGCCTCATCTTCCTGAGAATTTAAAGGAAATTAAAAATATTTATGATGATACAGACGCAATATTAAAAAAGTGTCTAGCAGATTATGAAGCTAGATATAATTTTAAAATGGAATTTATGGAATCTATCAACTTTGTAAAATATGAAGTTGGACAACATTTCTCAGTTCATACTGATCACGGTTTTTCATATACATGCACCCTTTCTTCTCTCGTGTATCTAAATGATGACTATGAAGGGGGAGAACTTTGGTTTCCTTATATTAACTTAAAATTTAAACCCAAAAAAGGAGATGTACTCTTTTTTCCATCAACTTACATATTTGCCCACGGAGCGATGCCGGTAACTGAAGGTGTTAAGTATTCTGCTGTTACCATGTTTGACTATAAAGATAACAATAAAGAATATCATCAAACAATAAATACTAGTGATGGAACTAAGGAAGAATCTGGAGTTACCCTTAAAAAACTTTAAGATGACTAAAATAACGTTAACTAAAACTCATCAAAATCCACCAAAAGTTAGTCAGTCTAGATTAAAAAGAGATTGGATGGACGAAACGTATAACAAACATGCCTACCGTTGTTTGCCCATGTCAGCTGCCAATGTTAATGGTTGGGAATTAATTCTTCAACAAGATGTTGTTATTCAATGGGATGGTGGAAATACTGTTCCTAGAGTTTTAGAG